AACGCACGATTTTGCTAGGCACAAGCGCGCAAAGTAGATTAATAATCTACAATCCACATTATGAAGCAACTGAAAAGTTGCTGACGCCCACCTAAACATTGCATTTTTTATTTTCGCTGTAATCGCCGGATGGCATTAGTAACTCAAGCCGAAGCAGCACGAATTCTTGGCATCACTGCACCAGCCATCAGCCAAGCCATCAGCCAAGGCCGACTCAAAACAGTTCTTAACGAAAAAGGTAAGAAGCGGTTAGACACCGCCACGCTTGCCGAGGACTATCGGAAAAACACGCAAACCCGCAAGACTACCGCCCACCAGAAGGCATCACAAGTAAGCAAAGAAGAGTTGGAGGAGAAATATCAAAAACCGCCTTCCGGCCCGCGTATGACAAAAACGTCCGAGTACATCCCGGACTACGACGAAAGCCGAGCCAGAACAGAGCACCTAAAAGCCGAGTTGCTTGAGTTGGACAGGAAGCAGAAGGAAGGTTTGCTTGTGCCAGCAGTCGATGTTGAGGCCAAGTGGGTCGAGATTGTGACCATGGCCAGGAACAAGATCATGAGTTTGCCGAGCAAGGCAAAGCAGCGAATCCCAGATCTAGATTCAGGTGCGATGGCGTGTTTAGCAGATATTGTGCGCGAAACCCTTGAAGACTTGGCTCGGGAGGCAGAGGGATGAGCAACATCAAGCTGCTGGAGAAGAGGGCCTTGATGGCATTTAAGCCGCCTAAAAAACTGAGCTTGAGTCAGTGGGCTGATGAGAATGCTTTCTTGAGTGCAGAGTCCAGCGCTGAGGGCGGGCGATGGCGGACGCTGCCATATCAGAAGGGAATCATGGATGCGATCACTGATCCTGCTATTGAACAGGTGACGGTGATGAAGTCAGCTAGGGTCGGCTACTCGAAGATTTTGAACCACGTCGTCGCGTATCACGTTCACCAAGATCCAGCACCAATCATGTTGGTTCAGCCGACGATTGAAGACGCGCAGGGATATTCAAAGGAGGAGATTGCGCCGATGCTGCGTGACACGCCATGCCTAAGAGGCTTGGTGAGTGAGGCGAAGGCGAAGGATGGCGCGAACACGATTCTGCAAAAGCAGTTCCCGGGCGGGACTCTTAGTTTGGTGGGAGCTAACTCACCGCGTGGCTTCCGGCGAGTTAGCAGGCGGATTGTCTTGTTCGACGAAGTCGACGGCTATCCGCCTTCGGCTGGATCTGAGGGTGACCAAATAAAGCTGGGCATCAGGCGTACTGAGTACTACTGGAACCGGAAAATTGTTTCCGGGTCTACTCCGACGGTCAAGGACTTTAGTCGGATTGAGCGAATGTATAACCAGTCAGACATGAGGCGTTATTACGTCCCATGCCCTGATTGTGGGCACATGCAGTATCTGCGGTGGGCGAACATCCGCTGGTTTGACGATGATCCGTCAACAGCGTCTTACTGCTGCGAGAAGTGTGGGGTGATGATTCCTCACGCCAAGAAGAGGTGGATGGTGGAGCGTGGCGAGTGGCGTGGCACTGGCCCTTTCAATGGCAAGCACGCTGGCTTCCACATCTGGGCGGCGTATAGCTACAGCCCTAATGCGGCTTGGTCAAATTTGGTTGAGGAGTTTTTGGATGCGAAGCACGATGCCGAGCAGTTGAAGACATGGGTCAACACGATCTTGGGTGAGGTCTGGGAGGACGAGTATGCAAGCAAGATCAGTGGAGAATCACTGCTGCAACGTGCGGCTGAGGAGAAATACAAGCAAGCAATGCCACCAGCCGAAGTTTTGTTGCTTACTTGCGGCTGTGACTGTCAAGACGACAGATTGAGTTTGTCGGTTTGGGGGTGGGCCAGGGATGAAGAGGCTTATCTGGTTGATCGAGTGGTTCTTCATGGATCACCGTCCAGGCCGGAGGTGTGGAAGCAACTAGACGAGGTTTTGCAGAATCCGTATGAGACAGAGGATGGCCGGAAGCTAAACATCGAGGTTTGCTGCATTGACTCTGGTGGCCACCACACTCAAGAGGTGTATGGCTATGCGCGAGAGCGTGCAGCAATGGGCGTGATCGCCATCAAAGGCATGGGCCAAAAAGGCAAACCACCATTGGGTAAGCCAAGCAAAGTTGATATCAACTTCAAGGGTCGAGCGATGAAAAATGGCGCTCAATTGTTCCCTGTTGGCGTTGATGGAGTGAAGTCACTGTTGTTTGGACGGTTGAAACACAATGATCCAGGCCCTGGATACCTCCACTTCTACCCAACAGTTGGCCCTGACTACTTCCAAGAGCTAACGGCAGAGCGACAGGTGCTTAGGTATCGCAATGGCTTCCCTGAGCGGGTTTGGGTCAAAAAAAGCCAAAGTCCAAACGAGGCATTGGACGAAATGGTCTATGCCTATGCCGCTTTGCACCGGATGTACCAAAAATTCGACCGCCGGAGCATTTGGGATCAGTTTGAACGGCGCAATGAGCCTAATAAGCCGTCTCAGCTAGGATCAAAGCAGCAAAAACGGCCTAAACGCCGTAATTTCGTCCAAAACTGGTAGTCCCTGTGAACATCCCAAGCGAGATCCGGGCTGGTGACACCGTCAAATGGAGAGATAACTCTTCCACGGATGTTTTCGGAAACGAAATCAAGAGTGAAGAGTGGAAGCTCAAGTACTACTTGAGAACGAATGTGACGCCTGCAGCGCATACCGCTACTGGCAGTGTTTACAGCACTGGGTGGGAATTCACGATCAGCGCTACAGATTCAGCTGATTTTGACGCTGGTGATTGGTATTGGCAGGCTATTGCCACCAAGGGTGCTGAGAGTTTGACCCTTGGATATGGCAATTTGACTGTCGAGGCCAGTCTTAGTTACACGGGCGCTGGCAACCTCAAGTTTGATGGCCGGACCCAAGCGCAGAAAGATCTTGACGCTGTGCAGACAGCAATTCGGACGTTGCTTGCTGGTGGTGCTGTTCAGGAATACAGGATCGGCAACCGCAACTTGAAGCGATACGACTTGGCTGATTTGATCCAGCTGGAAGGTCGATTAAAGGCAGAGGTCAAGAGAGAAGAGCAGGCTGAGCTAATGGCCAACGGCCTTGGCAATCCACGCAACATGTTCGTGAGGTTCAACTGATCATGGGGATTCGTTCGAGCGTTATGAACTTCTTCGGGTTTGGCAAGCCTGCAGCAAGAGTTTTCCGTCGTGCTTACAGCGGCGCGATGGTTTCGCGTTTGACGTCAGATTGGATGTCAACGCAAGCCAGCGCTGATGCTGAGATCCGAGGCAATCTGCGCAGGTTGCGGGATCGTTCCCGCGAGATGGTGCGGAACAATCCGTATGCGCGGCAGGCAAAGCGGACAACACAGATCAATGTGATCGGCACCGGCATCAAGCTGCAATCACAGGTGCTCCAGCTGCGCGGCAACAAGCGTGATAACCGCATTAACAATGAGATTGAGGCCAAATGGTCTTATTGGACGAGACCTAACGCTTGCGACTGCTCAGGCCGATACAGCTTCCATGATTTTGAGTGGCTAGCTGCTGGCGCGATGTGCGAGTCAGGTGAGGCACTGTTCAGGATTGTGCGTCGTCAATTTGGTGAGTCGAAGGTGCCGCTGGCGCTTCAGATGATCGAAAGCGATCTTCTGGACGAGTCATACAACGGTGCCACAGGCAAAAAAGGCAACGAGTGGCGCAACGGGGTTGAGGTTGATGAGTGGGGTCGCCCTGTGCGGTACGCGATCCTGACTCGCCATCCTGGAGATACATTTTTCCAAGGCAATCCTGTTCCTGACAGAAAGCACGTCTTTCTGCCTGCAGATGATGTGATTCATCTGTTTATGCCTGAGAGGCCAGGACAAAACAGGGGTGTGCCGTGGTTCCACAGCGTGATGGCGGATGCGCATCAGTTGCAGGGTTATGAGGAAGCAGCCGTCATTCGTGCTCGTGCTGGCGCAAGCATCATGGGCTTCATCACCAATAACGAAGGCGAGTTGATCGCTGATGACATTGAAAACAGCGAACGCATCAGTGAGTTTTCCCCAGGTACGTTCAAGTATCTGAGTCCTGGCGAGCAGATCACTGTTCCAGACATTGACTCTCCGGATCAACAGTTCGAGATGTTTGTCAAAAACAAGGTCAGACGTTTCGCGTCTGGCTTTGGCTGCTCTTACGAGACGTTGTCTCGTGACTTCAGCGACACCAACTACAGCAGCTCAAGACTTTCACTCTTGGAGGATCGTGAGCACTGGCGTGTTGTTCAGAAGTATCTGATCGACAACCTGCATATGCGCGTGTTCCGTGAGTGGCTAAACCTTGCTGTACTTAGCGGCTACTGCGACTTCCCTGACTACGAGCTACGTCCTGAGCGCTACTTGTCTCCTCGCTGGATGCCGCGTGGTTGGAGTTGGGTTGATCCGCTCAAGGAGGTCAAGGCTTATCGAGAGGCTGAGCAAGCTGGCTACATGACGAAGCAGCAAGTTATTGCTTACTCAGGCGGTGATTTTGATGACAACGTTGCTGAGCTTGCCCGTGAGCAGCAAATCGCTGCTGACGCTGGAGTCAAGCTAGACAAGGACCTTGATCTGACTGACGAGACTATGCAGCTCTCGTTGCTTGAATCAGAAGAGCCACAGCCCACCCGCAAGCGGACAAATGGCAAACGTAAACGGAGTTGAGATTGACCTTATGCCTAACGAGGGCATGAGGACTGAAGCTCAGCGTTATCGCGATTGGAAGTCTGATGGTGAGGGTGGCGGCACTGACGTTGCCCGCACTAGAGCAAGTCAAATTTTGAGTGGCAATGAGCTGTCAGCTGACACTGTTGTCACCATGTCGGCTTGGTTTGCAAGGCACGAGGTCGACAAGCAGGGCAAGGGTTTTAGCCCTGGGGAAGATGGTTATCCCAGTAACGGAAGAGTGGCTTGGGCCGCCTGGGGAGGTGATGCTGGCAAGTCTTGGTCAGACGCCCGATCGAAGCGGATCAAGAAGGCACGAGAAGGTAGACAACTTATTAGCAATAATGAGGAAGAACTCTTGACTTCTATGGAGCAGGAACAACAAAGGGCAGCACCTGATGCCCTAAAACGTGGAGACTTCGTCTCCTGGAACTCATCAGGTGGTCGCGCTGAAGGTCGTATTGATCGAATCGAGCGTGACGGAACCATCGATGTTCCTGATTCTTCATTCACGATCACTGGCACTGCAGATGACCCTGCAGCGTTGATCACTCTTTATCGCGACAAAGAGGCGACTGATCGGAAGGTTGGGCACAAGTTCAGCACGCTGACAAAGATTGC